CCGCCGCCATAATCTACATACCATTTTCTAGTTAAGTGATTATCATTTGTTGGATTGGTTGGAGAAGTTAATGCCTGTTTAAAAGTATTTCTGCCATTAAATATATTATCTCCATTTAAAGTCTTATTTCCATTTAAAGTCTCATCACCTTTTAATCCTACTTTTTCTTTAAGGGCATCACTAAGCATTTTTTGACTAACCAAACTTTTATCTTTTTGTATTTGTTCTAATTCATTTTGTTTATGATTTAAATCTTCTTGCATCTTTGTGATTTCTTGCTCTAATTGCGTCTTTTTCTCATTAAGGTTATCTACATTTTGTGGTGGGTCTTTTGCTAATGCTTCTTCGATTTGCTTTTTAATATTTTCTAATTCTTCCTGTTTATTGCTTAAATTTTGTTCCAGATCCTTTATTTCATTTTTGCTTGTTTCTTCTTTTTCATCTTCTTTTTTCAAATCCCCTATAAGTGAAAGTATAAAGTTTATATTTTCTTTTTCTTCATTAAACCAAATAAAAGCATCAAACCCTAGATCAGACTTTAAAATCCAAGCTGTATCGTTAGTCACTCTTGCATAGATTAAATACTCATTTCCTTTTTTCCAAATTTCGCCAAGTTTTGCCTCACTTGGTTCTTCTTCGCTTTCATAAGTAGGTGTATATTCGCTTGGGTTTTCAGGGCTAGTCCAAGAATTGCCACTTGTGGTTTTAATATAAACAAAATATTCATCCCCTTTTTTCCAAATATCGCCAAGCGTTGCATTTTGTGGAGCTTCTTCTTGATTAAATGCAGGTTCTAAATTCTCAGGCAAGGATGGGTTTATCCAAGCTTCATTCTTTAACACTTTTTCACAAAGATAAAATTCGCCTACTTGTAAATTAACATCATCCATAGGCTTAAACCAAATATCATTAATTTTTCTTTCTTTAGGTCTTTCTTTTTGTAAGAAAGTGATTTGTGGATTTTTAATAAATTTAAAGATTTTAGCCTCATCAGTTTTAAACCAAGTTTCATTCACATTGGGCATTGTAGGTTCTTCATCACTTACATAATCAAAAGGATAAACCACTTTTTTATAAAGTTCTTTTAGCATATTAAGTTTTTCATCGCTTAAGTTTTCATAGTTTTGTAAAGCTTCTTTTACTTTTTCATCAAAAGCATTTAAATTTTCTAAAATGTGCTCATCAATCCTATCTTTTGAAGCATAAAGCCACTCTCTTATGGCTGTAACATCCTTAGTAGCTTGACTTAGCGTAGCATAAAGCTCTGTGCTTCTTATTTTTGAGTTATCAAGCATTGTTTTCTCCTTTTAAAGTTAAATTAATTTCGTTTTGTGAAGAGAGTATGTTTGTGATATTTTCTAAAGCTTTTTGAGCAAGGTTTATATCTCTTCTTTGTTCTTCTAAACTCAAATTCACATCATCTAAATTTAGGGCTTCTTCTTTTCTTAGTTTAATAAAACCTCTTTCCATAATAAAGCGTTCTAAGCTTAAGCTATGAGCCAAAGATTGAGAAATAGCGATATAATCAGCTCCAACACCATTATCATTTAATCTTTCTATCATCTCATAGCCTTTGTTTTCAACTATGGTTAGGCATTCATCGGTAAATTCTTTTAATCTTTCTTTAGCTTTTTGCTCTAAAACATTTTGAAAATCTTTGCAAAAATTTTCTATTTTTAAGATATTTATATTTGTTTTACTGTCAATTTGCTCTAAAGCCAAATTAGTATAAGAGATCATATTAGAGTTTAGCTCTATCAAGGAAGCACTTAATATATTTATATCTTTAATAAAATCATTAATCTCTTTTGAAAAAGGAACAAGTGCATTAACAAAGTTATTAGCATCCTTGTCAAAATCAACAGGATTAGCCATATCAGGTGCTTTAGGTAAAGTATTAATGAAAGATATTTTATTCATTGAAATTTCCTTGCTTTTATTTTTAAAAATTTCTTGTTTTGGCTTTCATCTTCCAAGCTTACAATCTCATATTTTTCATCTCTAAAAACTAGAAAATAAGAAAAATCAAGCTCTAAAAATCTAAGCTCAAATTCATGCGTAGCGACTAAAGATAAGCCACTATTTAACTCTTTAACATCCGCACTTAGATTTTTACAACTTGCATAAACTTCTTTAAAAAGTAAATCTTGCGTAAAATCGCTTTCTAAAAACTCATTTTTGCTTTGTTCTTTTTTGTAAATTTTAACTCTATGCTTAAATCCATTTGCTTTCATTGCCATTGCCTTTTAAAAATAAGCTATTTTGTAGCGAGTGATTAAAGCACTTGAAATTTTAGGCATACTCACACCATCAAAAGCCATTAAAACATAATTTTTAAGCCACAATTTTATGTCTTGTGGCAATTCTTCAAAACCTAAATTTACAATCATATTCCCACAACCTATTGCATAAAGCACACCACCATTTGTTTTAAACTCGGCTTTAAAATTTGCATTTTTTAAAGCATTAAAAGGAGCTAAAATCACCCTTTCATTAAAAAATTCAACTTCATAATCATTTAAAGCTAAAATGCGATTGGTTCTTGTTTCAAATTCATTCATTCCAGCTTTTAAAAATTGTTTTAAATTTGCATCAAAAACATCGCTATCAATTCTTAAAAAGTCTCTTAATTCTTGAATGTCTATGAGTTCTTTTTTGCTATCTTTTAATGCCTTTAATCTCATTTTTTACCTTTTTTATCTTCTTTTTCGTTTTGTTTTTGTGGCTTTTCTTGCATTTCTTGATCTTCTTGTGGCTTTTTATCTGTATTTGATTTTTCATCAGTATTTTGTTTTTGTTCTTCTTGTTCCACGATTTCCACAATGCCTTTTTCTAAGAGCCTTAAGGCTTCACTATCTTCAAGTAAAACCTCATCACCTTTTTTATAAAAAATATTACCGCTTAAACAACACTTGAAAACTACTTTTTTCATCTTCCATCCTTTAAGCAGGGCATACAATTTTACAAACTGCCGAATTATCCATAAGCTTTGCATCAAGTCTTAAACGCACTTTAATACCTATTAAATCATTTTGAGAGTAAAGCTCATTAAGTCTTGTAAAACTCATACTTGATCTATCCCAAATTTCATAAAAACTAAAATCTCCAAAAAATGCAGGGACTTTGCTTGCACCAAAACCATCAACACCAGAACAATAAACTACCTTTTTACCTAAAATTGTGTCATAGCCATTAGCACTTAAAGCAGGTAGCCACAATGGGCGATTATCATTATCTGTAAGTTTATAAATAGCTTTCATAAACTCATCTCCTACAAGCCAAGTGGCATTTTTACGATAAGCACTGTCTAAACTGAAAAAAGCATCTATGATATCATTGCTTGTAATACCTTGATTTGAAGCAAGTGTAAACGCTTTTTTAGCATTTTTAAGTCCTGTTGGTTTTTTATTTCCATCTCCATTAATAAAACTTAATTCTTCTGTTTTTGAAATCTTTTCAGCGGCTTTTCGCACTATAAAACTTTCAAGATTTGCAATGTTGTCACTCAAGAGTTCTTCGCTGATTTTAATAATACCGCCAAGCTTATGTGCACTTATACTTAAAGAACTAAATTTAGCACTAACTTCAGTAAAGCTTTCCTGTTCGCCAAGCCAAGAAAATTCCCCCATCTCATCAAAAACAGGTATAATTTGATTGCTAGAGCTTTTTTGCACTGTAGCAATCTTTCTAATAACACTAAGATCATTTAATTTTTCTCTTATTTTACTTTGCAAAGTTGTAGGGACTAAAATCCCACCTTGCTCTGCTGTGCTTTCATTTAAAACATTTCTTTTTAAAATATTGTCAATACTTCCATTTCTTAAATAATTCACAAAAGAACGCATATGATTTTCTTCATTTAAATCTTCATCCTCTCCTTTAGGATTTTGTCCTAAAACAGGGCTTACAACCTCATTTAAATATTTTTCTCTTTCTAGCTCTGCTTCAGCTCTTGAGAGTTCTTTTCTTTTACTTTCAAAATCTTGCATTAAAGCTTCGTATTTTGTGTTTTCTTCAGCACTAAAGCTTCTTTGCTCGTTTTTAGCCTTATTTGATAAAGCCACCATTTGTTCGTGTAAATTTCCTATTTCTTGTCTTAATTTTTGCATTGTTTTTTCTCCTTGTTTAAATTGATATTTCTAAAAGTTTAAGTTCTCGCTCTCTAGCTTCACTTAAGGCTTTGATTTTCTTTTTTTCTTCATCTTCTTCAAAGCGTTTTTTAGCGTTTTTATCCGCACCTTTCCAAACAGCGCTGAGTTCAAAAATTTCAAACTCTGTAACTAGAACCCTTTTAGGCGAACTTTTTTTATCTACAACTTGCTTTAAAACTCTATAACCAATTGACACATCGCTTAAAATTCCATCTTGATATTTTTTAAAGATATCTAAGCTTTTTTCGTCTTTGGCAAAGATACAATCACAAACTAACTCATTATTTTCAATTCTTATATTTTCAATTCTTGCGATAGCATTATCTACGCTTGGTTTATGATCTTTAAAAAGAGTTTTAAGATTTTCAAATCTCGCACCTTTTACATCAAGCTCTTCTATATAGTCTCCAAGCTCCCAATCAAAACGCAAACAAGCATTAGAATTTGAAACCATGACAAAGCTTAAAGACATATTTTCTTCGCTAACGCTTCTAAGTCTTGCGGTATCTGCTCTTATGTTTTTAAAACTCATTTTAAAATCCTTTTTTGAAGTTTTATAAGGATTTTAGAAAATTTTTAAGGCGTTAAAGTGCGTGTTAGAAGATATTTTTTATTTTTTAAATCAAACCTTGAATATTTAGTTTATATTGCATATAATCTTGATCCTCTAAAGGTGCAGAATAATCTTTTAAAATTCCAAAAGTAGTTAATTTTTTAAAGCCCAATTCGCTTTCATCTCCTATAAATAAGGCTTT